GGTGCAGACATCTATGGCCTCTCAAATTACTATTATGCGGGAGTTGGCTTGGGTGAGGCAGATTCAAACTGGGTCTTGTGCATGGCTGCTCTTGATGGTGGAACATCAAGACATTTTAGATACAACTCAGTATCCGGATATGCCACAAACTCCACCACTACAAAAACTTCCTACTCATACTCTGATAGGGGAATAATAGTAGGCAGATGCTATGCCCCCAACAATCTTGGAAGCTCAGATCTAATCGACTTCATCTGGGTTTTTACAGAGGCCAAATCAGTTGACTACTTCAAGGCGGTATATAATAATCACATTAATCTTTCATCATTTGTATCAATTGGAAGTGAGATTAATCTTAGATCAACGGAGTATGAGGAGTCATTGACAGCCACAGTCTCATCATCTGCCTCACTATCCAAAAATCAGACACTCTTTCAAAGAATAGGATCTTCTATCATCTCTAATTCTTCAATTACACTAACACCAATTTACATCGAGGATCTCTCGGCAACGGTAATCACATATCCATCCCTATCAACAGACGTTGGATTTACCCTAACGCTTCCTGCCTATTTGGAAGCGTCTGTTACTTTAGAAATGCTTTCAGATTACTTTGTAATGTTGTCCCATGCGGTAAGTGTCGTACCATCTGTGTCAACCTTCGAGGGCATCTTTACAAAGGCAGACATCATAGCAGATGTGCAGTTGACATCTGGCGCATATTATACAGAATCTTTAGGATTCATAATCACAGCACAACCTAACGCAAACTCACTCTTAGTTGATCTAGAGCTCCTTGAAGTGCAAGTCACAGTTTCTCCGAGCAGGCTTTACATTGGGCATGAAAAGTTTGATGCTTACATCACCGCAGCGCCAAATGTTTCAGTTGTCAGCACCGGAAGAACTGCCCTATTCTGGTCAATAGAAGTTAACGGGGAAAGGATAGAAGAATGTTATGATCTTGAATATGCCAAATTCACAGATGAAAAGGGAAAGCGCTCAGACTACTTTGAAATAGTCTTAAACAATAAGGACGGATTGATCTCAGAAAAGTTCAATATCGGTGATGACGTCTACTTTTATTTTGATGAGAACTATCCCGTTGTATCAAAGATATTTCACGGCCTCATCACATCAATTGACTTTGAGATTGACACATATGGTAGCAACAAGCTGATCCTGTCTGGGGAGGATTACGGCTCAGTGAGATTTGGCCAGACAATTATATCTGGTGCGGAAAACTACTCAAACTACACAGCAACTGATATTGTTAGGGATCTAATCGTTAGATACTGTCCTGAGATAACAACAGATAATCTCGGAATATTTACTGAGCAAATACCCTACATCTCTCTTGCATGGGAGTATGTGGGACAGGCGGTAGAGAAGATCTCAAATCTTGTGGGTGCTGATTATTACGTTGATGAAAATGATGACCTTCACTTTTATGACTCAACAGATTTAGCCGCTGCACATTCAATTGTGCCTTCACAAATCCTAAATGCGACGATCAAAAAAGACTCCTCAAAGTTCTTTGACAGGGTATTTGTCGTTGGGGGAAAGCAGGGATTTTTGGATCAGAGCCAGACTTTTTCAACAACTGAAGTTTCATTACATGATAAACACTACGCCTCCCCATTTACCCCATCAAAAACTAATCTTTTGTATGTTGAAGCGTATGTCAAGAAGATCGGAAATCCACTTGACGCATTTAAATTTATGATCGTGGAGGACAACGCTGGACCCACTGGTGCAATTGTAGGATTTGGAGAGATAGTTTCCAAAAATACTTCGACTGAAGGTTCATGGGTAAAGTCAGATTACATTGACGTGCAGCTTGACACAACAAAGCTTCATTGGATCGTTTTCCCAAAGTTTGGAACTGAATCTGATACCTTCAAGGTGGCACATGACGGAACAACGGCAAACGGACACAAGCACTCTAGCGACGGTTCATCTTGGACAAGTGGCAATGGGAAGCTCTCTTTCAAGACATACTATGGCGTTCAGATTGTTAAAAATGCATCTGGAGAAAAGATGTTTGACAACTACACAGATATCCCGATTGTGGACCTATCAATTAAGGACACTGACACGGCATTGATGCTGGCCCAACAGAAGATTATAGAATATGCGCTAGAAAACTCTTCAAAACTCTTGATAAATCCCCCTGGGAAGAGGATAAAGGCTGGGGATGTTGTATCGATTACAATACCTGGAGTTTCTTTAGAAGACCAGACCATACTATCCGTCTCCTATGAACTCAATGATCCACTTATTTCAAAGGTCAGGCTTGAATGCACGTCGGCAGAGGATTTCTACTCCGCATTTGCAAATCTATTCGCTGAGCTTAGAAGGATAAAGATTGAAAATGTCCTGCAATCACAAGAGACCTCAACAGACTACAAGGAGGCTGCAGAAATTCTTTCGATAGGTCTCTTGGAAACTATCAAAGAAGCTTCAACAGATTATAGTGCAAAATTTGATGATGATAGATCAAAATGGGATGTCAGCAAATGGACATAACTGAACTGATTAGAGGGGATAAGAATCCCTATCTTGGGAGATTCAAGATTGATGAATATAGTCTTGAACGTGATACATTAATCAAAGGGCGATGGCAAAAGAATCTGATTACTAACAAACTAAAAGCTGCTCTTGCGGATGCGGTCACAGGCGATTATGATCCAAACAAACACGTTATTGGAAAGCTAGCAATCGGGACTGGCACTGCAGCACCAGTAGCAACAGATCTTTCCCTCGCAAATCAATTAGGCCCTTTGAAATCTTACGTGCCAAACAGCCTTCACAATGATACATATTCCAACAAGGCCGAGTCTACTTATTATTTTGACAGCACGGAAGCAGGATACTATGGCACATGGACGGAGTTGGGGCTCTATGCCGCCAATGGAACAGATCTTCTAACGCACTCATTGATCTCACCAACAAAAATTTTCGACAATACAAAAACTATGACAGTGTATTATGTCATTGAATTTTAGGTGATCAGGTGACATTTACAAAAAAGGTATCGGCTGGGCAGGATATCGCATCAGCTGATTTCAGGCAGTACTTCGGGGATTTTTTTTCTGAAGGGATAAAGAGTGGATTTACTGTTTCTGTAGACAGTGGATTAAAAATAAACATTGCAGCTGGAACAGCCTATGTAAAGGATGCAAATGGCGGGATGTACCAAATAGTTTCTGATGTAGTAGAGGCACTCACCGCAACGGCAAATCAAACTAACTATGTTTACTTACATTCTGATAACGGAGCCAACTGGCTCACAATCTCAACGTCTGCAACTGTGCCTAGTGATGCTATGCTTCTTGCAACAGTTGTTGCTGGTGCAAGCTCGATAAACTCAGTTACAAATGTTACATCAGGGCTTCCATCATATGTGCCTCCTGGCGTTATAGTCGCATGGTCAGGAGTTCTTTCTAGCATTCCATCAGGATGGTTACTTTGCGATGGTAATAATGGAACGCCCAATCTAATCGATCGATTCTTGCAAGGTATAACAACTGCAACAACAAATCCTGGTACAACTGGGGGTAGCCATACGAAGACTGTGGCTGGATCTTGGACGTTTGCAGGGGACACCACTACAAGGGTTGCAGGATTTACGATAGATATAAGGCCAAAGTATTACGAAGTGGCATGGATAATGAAGGCCTAAACATGAGAACATACGCTTGTGCTAGATGTGAGGTAGTCCTTGCAGTGCCAATTGAATTGTCTTCAAACTATTGTTATGATCCAAAAGAAGATAAGACTTTTTTAGTTTGCAAAAAATGCATAAAGAAGAAAGATCAGATCATTTGGGGCATATCTAAAAAATAAAAAAATTTATTTTATTTCTAAAAGTGCAGGACACCCAGCATATGGATTATCATATCCCCATTCCGCAGTTTTGATTTCTTCATCAGCTATTTGAAACAATACATATCCTTCAGTTTTTCCCCCAGGAAGCAACTCAACATCTTTTAGATCATATGGGCCATAATAGATGTATGGATCATACACGACTTGATTTATCATGACTTTGAATCCATAATGCTTGATGGAGTATTTTGGGCAATTCTTATTCTCAATGTTTAGATAAAGTAAAAAGAAGGCCTTGCCTTGTGGGGCTTTGTAAACATAGCCCCCCTCTGAAGTATATTGGTAAACATATTGCGATTTCGCTTCATTCCAGATGATTGTGACTGGAGGCTCTACAGGCGTTTGTTTTTGAGTTTGAGTTTGGCTCTCTGCAACACATCCTATTGTTAGGGCCAGAATCCCTATAATCAAAATTGCAAATATCTTTTTCATCTAGGGTGAATACTTCTGTTTGTATATAAATTTAATCATAAAATAAAAATACCCTCTGTAAAATCATATATCT